GAATGGTGATTTCAGCATGTGAAAACTCACTTCGTTTCGCTTTCTAAGAACATGCTCTCACCATACACCCCAAAGGTTATAAAGCATTATATTCTTCTATTGATATTAATCTTGCTTTTAGTTGTCTTCTCATTTCTTTTAACCACATATCTTTATGTTCTATTTTTAATTTAGCTAAGAATATATTATACCATTGGTCTTCTAATAATCTTTTAATAGACCATTGATGAAGTGAATCGTGATAACATCTTTTTACATTGACACACCTATCGAATTCAAGTAATTTAGTTTCTATTTTATTACCTAAGTGGTGTATATCAAACCAATGTTTCTTATTAGTATAGTCATAGTACATCTTCTCATCACTTATATAGCATACGAGATATTCTTTTCCTACTTCTTTAGACCTTCTATCCTTTTCTTGATAATAAGTTTTATCATCTTCTATACGCTTCTTAGAACGCTTAGGAATAGGTTTAGTAGACTTCTTTAATTCTACTCTCTTTAGTTGTACTGGTTTTTTATCAGTTCTTTTATGCTGGTGATACTTACAGTACAAATGACTAAAGACAGGATTTTGACACCCTATCTCTTTACATAGTTTAGATTTAATCATTCTTAAGTTTAATAAGTCTTATTGAAGAATCTCTCATGATTAATGCTCCCATAATAAGATTATGTAGTCTTTCTATTTTCATAGACATAAGACAACCTATATGAAATGTATTAATTGTATCTCGTATTCCCTTTCTTCCATGTGGTCTATGATGTATTCTTAAATCATTTAGTATACTATGATAAGACTTAGCCATTTCATGTCTTAGCTTATTAGAAGTAGTTCTGTTCATAATCCTAGTTCTTTTATTGCTGTTTCGGTTAGTTCTACTTTATATGGAATCAATTTTTCTATGATTGTGTCATTATCATTATGATTAAGAAGCCTTATAACTTTATGAATAGTACAATAACCCAATATAATTAAACCATTATGATGTAAGTAAGATATGTCTTTATAATTACCATCTTTCAATTCAAACCCTTTAAACAATACTCTTTCTTGTGCTTTCTGATACTGTTCACGATAATTAATTGCCCTAATACTCATATCACTACTCGGCTCTTCCATTGGTTTCCCATCTTCATCACAAGGAACAAACATACCTAATTCTAGTTTTTTGCTTAATAAACAAGCATAAGTATTTATGTCTCTATAAATTTTAGCAAAAGAATCTTCTAGTTTCCTTTTACATTCTTTTTCTATAACAAAATCTTTCATTGATATTAATTTCATGATATAATAGTTAAGGTTATTAAATACAATACTGTCATACAAGTAAAAACAAAGAGGCTATAATTTAACCTCTTTATCTTTCTATTATTACTTTCTATCATAATCCCAATCTTCTTTTCATACTATCAATTACCATAGAACGTTTTTGTTCATCAGATAATGGATCTAGTTTACCACATAATTGATTAATACATCTGTCTATATTAAGTGTAAACCATTTAAAATCTTCATGTGCTGTATCAATCATCATTATCCTTTTTTCTGGACATATTCTCTTAATTCCTAGTTCCATCATTACAGCGTTACGGTGCTCATTCCATTCTAATATGCTTGAACTCATTTTCATTAATTCTATTGCATTATCTCTTGTCATAATTATTTAATTTTAATTCCTGTTATTTCTTCAAATACTTTTTTGTTAAAATTAGGTAAAGCTTTTAAAAGTTTAATATCATTTTTATCAGCTTTAATAAATGCTAATTTCCATGCTTTTTTATATGTAATAGTTTTTAAATATCCATTACAAACATAAGCATTAGGTTTTTCTTTCTTTTCTTTATTATTCATATTATAAAAAGATATCCATTGATTTATATTAATATTATATATAAAGTTAGGTTTAATAGCATTATCCCATTTTTCTTTTTTACATGATTTATTAAATATAATTATATCAATAGGAGTAATAGAATTGAAAAATCCAGAGTTCCTGTCTCCAGAGTTCCAGTCTCCAGAGTTACTGTATCCAGAGTTACTGTATCCAGAGTTACTGTCTCCAGAGTTACTGTCTCCAGAGTTACTGTTTCCAGAGTTACTGTATCCAGAGTTCCTGTCTCCAGAGTTACTGTTTCCAGAGTTTCTGTATCCAGAGTTCCAGTCTCCAGAGTTCCTGTTTCCAGAGTTTCTGTATCCAGAGTTCCAGTCTCCAGAGTTACTGTCTCCAGAGTTCCAGTCTCCAGAGTTACTGTTTCCAGAGTTACTGTCTCCAGAGTTACTGTATCCAGTATTGAAATCCCCTATATTAACTAAATTTAATACATTAGACCATTTAATAATTTTTAATATTCTTATTTTATCAGTAACACTTTTATCATCTCCATGAATTACTTTAGAAGTTGTTAATGTTTCAATCTCACATACTACATTTTTATTATCAAAATTATAGTAATTAAAACAATTAACAGGTTTTATACAAAAATGAAATCCTAAATTACATAAACTTATATTACCTTTATGTGTATAGGTTTTACCTATTTCAAATTTAAAATTCCTACAAGTCATATCGGAATTCATGATTTTATATCCTTTAATTTTCTTAGCCATAATTATTTCTCCTTTATTTTAATGTATATTGTATCTACTGGTATTATAAATCCATCACTTTGTTTATAATGAATTTCTTGTTCATATTTATACTTACCATTAATAGCATCTACTTGTCCTTGCTTATAATTATCATTAGACTCTGGTTGAAATAACCATCCACTAAAAGAAAACATTCCTAATATTACAAAAAGAAAAGTAAATGAAAAAAGTTCACTTAAATTATCATGCATCCAATCTTTTTCTAATCCTATCTTAAGTAATATAGAAAGGAATAATCCTATTGCACATAATATAATCCATAATACTATCATTATTTGTCCTCCTTTTTAATGTGAATTTCTAATGTATTAATATACTTACTCCATGTTAAACAACTATTATATTCTTTAAGAATAGTTCTATCAGGTAAAGGGAATCGGAATTCTCCTATATCATTTACTATACCATATCCAATAGATATTCTATTTGTAGGTATGATACATGAGCTGTATGGTGACTTCTTAACACGTAACATATACCAAGCCCATAATGAACGAAACTCTCTTAAAATGCCTCTAAATAGGTTGTACTTAGATATCACTTTCTCATCAGCAAAATAATAATCAATATCATTTGTTGCATCATTAATCATTATCCATACCATATCTTTACATGTAATACCTCTATGCTTAATATAATAGTTATGAATATGTTTAGCATCAAAACCTAATTCTAATAGTCTATACTCTTTTAAGAAAGGAATAAAGCTTTCATACCAATGTCTATCTGCAGACTGCTTAAGAAAGTCTTCTATCAATTTTTCTAATCTATTTTTCTTAGGTTTAATTAACCTTTTCTTCTCTGGTCTTTTATTCCATATTGCTACATAGCGATACCATGTTCTTAGACATTTATCTAAAAATATTATTATTCCCTCACTATCCATTTCATAGATTATACCATCAGTCTTACGATCTGTATTCTTGATATAGTACTCTTGAAATTTCTCAAAGGTATTTTTAAGAAAATCTTCTACATCCTTAATCTTTTTTCTTTCAGCTCTAGTGAAAGTTTTTTCATTACTCTTGTCTTTTGACATCTTGTTTTATATTTTAGTTAATACTCTTTTTACAAATGCTATTCTTAAACTTCTATCATTCCTAGAATAATTCCAACCATTACTATATCCATAAGTATTATCTTTCTGATGTTTCTTAACTTGTATTTCTATTCTTTCACCAAGTATAGGAAACAATATTTTCATTTTAATAATATTCTTTTTGTAATCTATATAATATGGAATATAACAATAATCGAAATTATCATTAATATAATCAAAAAATAATTCACATAAACAATATTTAGTATAAATATCGTTTTGTATTTTATTTAACATATAGTTACAAATAGATGTTTTTTCTTCTTTAGTAAGTTCTTTCATAATGCAAATATATTATAATATTATTTTAAAGTAAGACTTAGCATCAAGATTATATTGCATGCAATGAATAGCACCAATACTTTTAGTTCCACCTAATACTCGTAGTAGTTCAGCATACTCTCCTAAGAACTCTAATAAGACAGGTGTTAATCCTGTAATATACAATTTTATATTTTGTCCTTTAGAAAGCTCTCTATATGCTTTAGACCAATAAGCTGTTCTATTAGTCTTGAGATTATCAAAGTCATAATCAATAGCTATAGCATTTGCTATACCATCATTATGTCTATTCTCTATCATAGTATATTCTTCCATTATAATTTAGTTGGAGGATTATATTTATTCTTAAGATGTCTTACTAAACAAGTATAATAGTTATTAAAATTAGGTTTATCTTTTAATGCTTCTCCTATTATCTCATTCCAGTCTTTATCTAAGCTAGGTAATTCATCTCCTATCTCCATAGTATAGATATAACCATTACTTGCTGGAACAGGTTTATTATTAATAACATTAATTAAATGTTCTGAACCTATTTTATTACTTAAGACAAATGCTGGATTAATATCTAACTTATCATCTTTCTTATCTGTAGCATAGATAGTAATATCTTTATTACCTATTTCATTGTTGGTAACTAACATCCATACTTCATCTATTATGACTAACATTACTTTTACTGTTTTCATTATTTTCTATTATTAATTAATAATTCTAAATTTCTTACATCTTCTCTAACACCACCACCATCCTTAATACCTCTTTTAATTACTTTAATGCTATTAAGTACTGTAGCATGAGATTCTAGTCCTGTCATATGAGCAATCTCTAATAATGATAGCTTAGTATGTTTCTTTAGAAAGTAGTGTACAAGTTGTCTTGGATATTTAACATTGTTTGACCTATCTTTAACCTGGACATACTTAACTGATATCTGAAAGTATCTACATATAGTATATCTTATTTTATTAGGAGAAAGTAATTCATCTTCATACTTAGTTCTTCTTAATTCTCTATCTCCGAACTTATAAGTATAATCATTTACTTCATCATAATAATATTTCTTATCTTTTGCAGACATTACAAGACTATTGATACTATGTTCTAAACAAAAGACACGTACACGTAATCTTATATTATTCATTATAGTCTATTTTAACTCGTGAATAAATATCTTTAACTATCTTCTCTTCTTCTTCTGTATTTACAACAACAATAAGAGAAGCATTATTATAAAGTCCATTTGCATGTACCCAATCTAATGCTTTCTCTATATCATCAAAGACTTCCTCTGTTCCATTAAACCTTAATTCTGGAGCCATAACTCTTAATATAAGGATTATCTTTTAAATAACTTCTAAATTCCCAATTATCATACTTTGCTAAACCGGATTTGTCAAGCGCTAAGTCCATAGCTTTTTTCTTGAGTTCTTTTATCTGTTGCCCAATTCTCTTTCCACTTACTGGTTTAACATTAAAGTCAAACTTCATTGCAGGTGCAAATGTTTTAGAGTTTTCATCTCTTGCTGTCACTGTAATTTGAATTTTCATCTTATTTTATTTTAAATTAATATTACTTATAAATTTCAACACTTCTGAATAATCAAGTAAGTATAGCTCATTACTAGACATAGCTTTTGCCAAGCACCCAGTCAAAGTAATTGCTCTATGTGATACTTTATTATCAAACATTATACCTACAAAACCAAAGTAACCTCCCTTAGTACTCATTCTTAGTACACGTAAGCTACCAACTTTAGTTTTATATGCTACCATATACTTAAACAGTTCTTTTGTCTTGTGGAGCTCTAAAATATCATCTTTAGTTATTTTAGGCACATCTTTCCATATTATATTAAACATTGATACTAGATGTTAAGTATAAATCTAACTTACTATCTTCTCTTCCAAACTTAAACTCTCTTGGAGTTAGCTGTTCGTATATCCATTTAATACCATCTACATAAATAGCTTTTCTAAGGATACCACTTCTTAAACAATTCCTGTGTAACTTCAATAATTCTCTCATTTGTTTTAAATATTAGTTAATAAATAATTGAATAGTTATATTAGTAAGAATCGAACTTACTCTTGTACCATAAATATAAAAAAGACACACCTATTGGCATGTCTTTTTATGATGTTCTAGCATTTGTTATTATTGTTATGTCAGAACTAAACTTTAGCTAGAGGTCTCGCTTTATTGCGGAACATTAGCTAACCATACTCTGTTATGTATATCATAGTAGTTATATTTAGTTATTTACTCTTTTACTTCTTTGGGTTCAATAGGAATCCATGAATCACACCAATTATCTTTAGAAGTGCAAATATCGTTTAAATCACAATTAGAACAATTTTCTTCCTTCTCTACCTCTTTGGGTAAGGATTGAAGATTTACTGTTACCTTGCCTTTAACATTTTTAAGATATCATTTAATACCAGCTAATAGTTTTTCATCTGTCATTTTCTCGACATCGTGTTCTATTTCTATAATTACTTTTTTTAGTTCCATAGCTTATTTATTTAGTGTTCGTTTTTATGATTACTTTCTTGACTGATTCATGTTCACCTATAGGATACTCTAACTCCTTAGCCATTGAACCATTCTTTACTGATTCTAGGAATTCTTGAAATTCCTTAGAGTTATAATCTTTTTCATCTATATTGAATGAAATATTAATTGTTACTTGTTTCATATCTTGTCTTTTAATTAATGTTCCTATTACTTTAAAAAGTTCTTAAATACTTTCTTATGTTGCTTATCTAAGTAATCTTGCTCTGACTTCATATCATCAGCTTTAAGCCATGAACTATCATCAAGTGATGTATCTACATGTTCCTTCTCTACTTTACCGAATAGAGCATATAGAATACATACTCCACATGATATCCAGAATAAGACTTTAAGTATTATTATATAAGTTTCCATAGTATATATTATTTAAGGTTATTTATAATGAATTCTTTTACTAAGCTATATCCAATAATGTTTTGTCTGTGATATGGTCTATAAGCATCATCTATTTTATTAGCTAATTGCCACAACCTAGATTCTACTTCTTCTCTACTATACATCTTATCTATATCTACTAGTTCAGTAGCTTTAGGTGTTTGTTCATTAGGTATTATTTGAAGTCCTTTTGTTTTTTCTTTCATAACTATATAAATATTAAGATTAATGATTCAATAATAAGAAAAGTAGCTAGTACAAACATATACTTTCTTTGTTTTCTATTAGTCTTCTCAGCTTGTTCTAGCTCTTTATAGAGCATTTCATTCCTATCTTCTAACATACTACACTTATTAGTTAGATAGTCTATATTGTTTGCTTTATTCATCTACAACCTCCTTTTCTTTAACTGGTACATCAATTACTTCTTCTACTATTTCTTCTATCACTTCTTTATTAGATATGATATCATATTTTAGAGGTTCGAATCTTCGTAATCTATGTCTTACACCATAATATCTTTCATCACAAGCACAAGATCCTACTCCTCCTATATGTAAATTCTCTACTACTATAAGTTTTTTACTACCACAACTACATTGTAATAATAAATGTATAGTATAAATTTTATCCTTTATAAGATGAGTATTAAATCCACGATAACTCTTTGCATCAATACAAACTATCTTTTGTCCTATTTTAAAAGCCATAACTATTATATATTAAATGAATACTACTTACACTATACAAGCTATTTTAAGCTTGTTTAAGCTATTATTATATTATATGAGGTATAGACATCATAATATGATTTAGCTGTCTTAATCCTTAGCTCTAATACCTCTATTACTTCTATACTCATAAGTAGGAACATAAACATCACTACCACTATTCTTATGATAATGATATTTACTATGTTCAAACCAATTACGTATAGTATTCCTACTAACACCTAAGTGCTCTGCTATGCCTGTAGCATCTACAAACGTACTACAGACATTATCTTTGATTACTATGTACATTACTTAGTATTATTATACCATTTAATAAATTCTACTACTGCTTGATAGTATGCTTTCATTGGGTCTAAATCACTAGTAAAACCACTAGCCAATATTTCAGACTCATCATAATTTTGTTTCACCTTAACACTTACACCATCAAGGTTAAATTTAACAATGATAACATAAAGTTCTTTGTGTATCTTATCAACTACTGGCATTAACCAGTTCCAATGATAATGATATTTTGAATGTTGTATCATAAGATATTTCCCATCTTTATTTTTCCAAGAATTGTGTCCATCAGTAGAAGAGTACCCCATAAACTGAGCAATTAGTTTATTATCTTTCATAACTTATATTATATATTAATTAATACTATTTCTTTATTAGTTTACAAGCATATATTAATGCATCTTCTAGTCCTTTATTATACTTAGAAGTAAATCCTAATTCAATTTGGTGTAAAATACCATTTATAACTTGAATTTTATATAACACACATTTTTTATGCATATAAGCATAGACATTAATATCTATATTATATTCTTCCCTAAACCATGCTTTAAACCATTCTAATGTTATGGTAGAATAGTCTTTATTCAATAAGATACCTGATTCACTTAATGTATTAATTAAATCTTTTGATATCTTAGGTAATACTTCAATATCTTCGTTCTCTACATCATTTCTATAGATACCCCATTCTTGTCTTAATTCTCCTTCATTTAAATCTGTAGCCACTTCTTCTTCATTAATATAATTGACTACACTTTCAAATTGTTCAAATGATATTTCTTTCCTTAATTTCATAACATTATATATATTAGTTAATACTAATTATTATTCATATTTAAACCTATATGCACAAAACTATACATTTTATACATAATACAACAATATCAACACAATTTAGCTGATATTATACTTATTTACTAATTACCATTAAACATAGCTGAATAACATATAAGTGATATAATACAAAACATCTTATTAATAATACTAATATACTAAATACATAGTCTATAGTAGTAGTAAGAATAATACCAAGCATTATGTTGTAGAAGTGTTTGTGTGTGCTCTACATGCGTTGTAGTTGGGGTTTATAGAGGCTATGGACAGGTTCGAACTGTCTTCTCCTTTCCCTCGGAGAACTTACCAAAGCAAGCCTTATTTGTCCTAAGTAGCTAGGACATTTCACTAGCCTAGGACAAATATATATTAGTTGTAGGACAAATATATTTTATATCCATTATTAGCGATATAGAACTCTCCTATGTCATCAGATAGTATTTCATCTGTTTGTGGTTCGTATGTATCCTTAAGTACAGATAGCTTAGTTTTCTTGTCTGTAGTGTATCCCCATGCTTCCACTCTTCTCCAGAGTCCATTGTTTTTGTCTTGGAATCTATAAATATTATCATTAAAAGAAGGTATTCTATCTACGTTGTACATCTTTACTATTCTTTCATTTGTCCTAGGCTTATCTATATTGTCCTCGTTTTGTCTTAGACATACAGTGTCGGGAGTATACGAATGATTTGTCCTAAGGTAATCTTCAATTTGTCCTAGGTATTTATCAGGAATACTACGACTACCATCTAGTCTAATTGTTCTAAATGGAATATTAAGATCTGTTTCGAGCTTTTTAACTGAGATATGTTCATTCTCTTTTAAGAATTCGATTACTGCATTCATGTTATTATTATATTAAAGTGTTAAACATTGTCCAAAGGTAAGGACAAATAAACTAATTAATAAAAATGATACATATATATATAGTATAAAACTCTTTTTTGATTTATGATATATATTGTATCCAGCCTTTTTAAAGATTAACACTCATAGGAAGTCTACGAGACCTTCCTACAAGCATTAATTATTAATTAGCTACTTTGATTAAGCAGTAACAATTTCTTCTTTAACCTCTTCTTCTACCTTAGCAGAAGTTCTCTCTTGACTTTCAGCATCACGATAATCTAAATCATCAACACCAGTACCAAAGTCAATATGACAGTTACGATAAGTACGTTCTATAATCTCGTCTCCAATAACAAGAGCATACTTCTCTTTGTACTTAGCAAGCTGTGTAACCACTGCTTCTTCATCTTCATCTTCTAATGCTTGTGAGAACCTGTCTAAATGATTATCAGGTAACACTTGCAATACATTGTTAGCAAGTACACGATAAACACACAATGGTCCTTCCTCTCTTGCCTCCAATTCAGTTACTGCTTTAGTAGCAAGCTCAATACTATCTTTACATTCAAATGGTACAGTAATAAAAGCACTGCGCTTAGATACTCTTGAATTAGTTGAACGAAAGGCTCTGTTACTACCTAACACTCTTAATCCACTACCCAACACAACGTCTTGCTCTACTCTTGCACTAATGATTGGATTATCATCGAAATCATTGAAATCAGATGTAATCACATGAGTTACTCTCCAGTCTTTAAATTTACTCATAATAATAATAATTTATATTAATTAAACATAATTGAACTATACAACTAGGCACCCGTAGCTCCCCAGCCAAAAGTTAACCCGGGTCATTGATTGAGGTCATGTTACTATATATGCTTATATACTATAAGGAATAATATATTACTATGAGTTTATTTTTACAGGGATATTGGGAATATTTGAATTAGGGTATAAAAAATTTTCCAGGATTTTTTTGGTAGTGTGCTATTTGTTTTTACCTTTGATGTTATATATTTATTCATTCATTTATTAAATTATAGAGTTATGTTTGTATTAAGAAGTATTGATAAGTCCCATCGAGAAAGTAATATTTCTCTGGGCGAAGAGTATCACCTAGTATTATTGGAGGAATCTCCAAAAGAATTCAAAAAATCGTATTTAGAGTATCATAGTATTCAAGAAAAGAATTTTGCATCTTTTCTAGATGATGTTTATGGTTATGTTGTTTATAACGATGGTAAGGATATTATAGAGTTAGTAAAAACCAAATGGTATTATATTATGCTAGGTGATGGTAATACATTTGCTAATTTAACATTTAAATAGAATTAATTAAGGAGAGGTTATTAAGTTAGTCTCTCCTTTTATGTTTAACATTTTAAATATAAAAATTATGAACACAGACACAGGAAGAATTTATGATCAAAAAGATTTAAAAGCATTACAGAATGAAGATGATGGTTTACATAAAGCATTAACTGAAGCATGGGAAGGAGATAAACTTGTAGAAGTCAAAGAAGAGGATATGACTGATAAACAGAAAGAGACTAAACAAGTGAGTTTAAAAGACCATACTAGTAAATTAGGTAAACAACTTACTGAAGCAAGGAAACATCCTATAATCCATCGTGGAGACCCTTGTGGTTGTGGTAGTGGAAAGATATTTAAAAAGTGTTGTCAACATATTAAAAAGATGGAAAGGACTTGGTAATATGAAGAAACTTAAATTTACAATACCTATTTATGATTGGGATGTAGTATTTGTAGAAAATATAGGACAAGGAGAATTTCCTATATTAAAGAATGAACTTAAGAAATATAAAGTTCATGATATAGATTATATTCAAGAATCAATAGAAGATGGAGATAAAGATTTTGGAACACATCTTTTCAATACATATAAAAGACATAGTGTTATTATACTTTTAAATAATGTAAGTAAAAAGAGTAGAAGGAATGTTTTGGCTCATGAAAAGCGACACTTGGAAGATAGAATACTTAATCATCTAAGCATTGATGATATAGAAGCTGCAGCCTATCTATCAGGATATATAGCAGAAAAGTTATATTAAATTAGGAATTACTTAAATTCTATATTATCTTTGAAGAGTTAATATTTTTCATAGTAATTAATTTTTAAGGTTAAATTAGATTTGTTTTTAATTGATTAAAGGGGTCCAGCTAACGGACCTCTTTTTTTATGTCTGTACTTTTATTATAATAAATTTTGTTATAGTTATTATATCTATTATCTTTGATGCATGTTTAACTTTTAAATTTAAAGATGATGGAAAAGAAATTTAGTAAAAAAGTATTAAGGTTCCTAGAACTAAGTAAGCAATTTAGTAAATCAGAATTTAAGGTAGTACCTCATGAGTTTATTAATAAAGATAATCAGCATGAGAATTATATGACTTCCGAAGTACACTCAATGAATCTTAGTAATAAACAAAAATTAGAAAAACTTTCTTAAATAATTTAATCTTTAAAACTTGGCAGCTATGGAAGAAAAGAAAAAAAGTGAACCAATAAATATACCTAATTTGAGAGCGTTTGAAGTAGAAGAATTAGGATATAAAGAATTATCAAAACCTGCTGATAATATATGGAAATACCAATTAGAATTCATAAAAGAAATTCATTCAAACTACATTGTGAAAATAATGTTTATTAGAGGTAAGGTATTAATAGGTAGTTGTAATGATGACTATACGTTTCGTTCAACATTATTTAATGGATGGTTAGATACCAAAGAAGAATTAGAAATAGTTTTAAATCAAGTAAATTTAAATAGAGATGAGTAAAGAATTAAAATTTGGAACAAAGGAATGGAGCGATATTTCCATTAACATCCTCAAGGGTGATTGTCCTAATAAGTGTGTAGTATGTTATGCTAGGGCTAATAATAAGCGATACAAGGCATACGATGGAGAACTAGTCCTTACTAATACTTTTACTAATAAGATAAAGAAGTACGCTGATAAGGTCTGTATGTATCCTACAACACATGATATCTTTCCAGAACACTTAGATAAACATATTGATTTCCTTACTAGATCTCTTGAATTAGGAAATAGATTCTTAATAGTTACTAAAGGATTATCTATTCCTATAATAAGTATGGGTAATGCTTTATTGAAGTATCAGGAACAAATAGAATTTAGGATATCGATTCCTAATATTCCTACTAAATCTGTTTCTATGATGGAACCTAATGCACCACAAGTAGCAGAAAGATGTACAACACTAAATGAACTTGAGAAATTAGGATATAATGTTTCTGTTAGTTGTGAACCTACATTTGCTACAGAGATTAAATACATAGAAGCTTTTATTAATATGGTAAGAGTATTTACAATCAATGGAGATATATGGTTTGGATTTATAAACAATGCTATTGCAAGAGCTAAACTAAATAAACAATATGATGGTGATGGCAAAGAAGCTATTGATTTTATTATTAAACATCAGACTCCAGAATTCGCTGTAGAGATTTATAATAAGTATAAGGACTATGATAATATCAAGTTCAAAGAAAGTATAATGAAACATATTAAATCAGAATAGTTATGAAACTAAAAAAGTTTATTAAAAATTTTGTAGAACATAATACCTTAATACGATTGCAATACAAAATTAATGGTGGTCACAAAGAAGTGGGTGCTTTAGGAATGGAGCATGAATTAAAGGATAGCATATACGCCAATCATAAAGTTGTAGGAGTAACTGATATACTTGTACGTGGTCGTTATGCTGAAGCAGTTAATCTTACAATAGAGCGTAAGGTTTTTATTTTACCATGTGGTTGTTCTAGTAAGAGTGATCCTGTATATTATAATTCTCATAATGAAGTTTTTCAATGTCATAAGTGCGGTGAATATAAATTGTATGAGACTATCTCAGGAGAAAAGAATGTCTATAATGAAATATCTAAAAGATTAGAAGATGGAAAATAAGCGTTATTGGAAATGTTATAAGTGTGGTAGTATATGTATAAGTGAAGAGAAGCCTACTAATATGTGTACTGCTCCTTTTCCTACTAGGACAAGTGGTATTTGTGGTGGAGGCTTTGATGAAGAAACAGATAAAGATGGAACTATACTATTAAGTACTATTAAGAAGACCGTAGAGGAACTATTCTTACAAGATGAAGATATTAATCGCAGAGAGATTATAATGCATACAGGAGAGAAAGGAGCATTTGGTTTCCACTATGATTTACTATGGACTGCATTAGATGACCCTAGAAAAGCCTTTGATGAACTTGTAGAACAGATATGGGAGAAGAAGAAAGAGTATAATAAACTTAGATTTAATAAAGTAGTTAGATTTTTAATTAAGTATAAAATAATTAAGTTATGATAATAGTAAACTATGATACGTTTGTAAAATTACCAAAAGGTATTCTCTATTGCGAAGTAGAGCCATGTGTATTTGGAGAAGTTAGAATAAAAGAGGAAACAATTAATGATGGTAATGATTGGTTTTTTTCTGATTTAACAAGCAATCCTACTTATGATTCTGATATTTGTGGAGAGGCATATGATCCTATGGTAAAAGGTATAGATATTAAACCAAACTTCAATGTACAAACAAGAGACGGAATGTTTGACTATGATAGAATGTTTTTAATATACAGTAAGGAAGATATACAATTAATGATAGATAAGTTAAATGATATAAATAAATCAGAATAGTTATGAGTAAGAAACCTATAGAAATGGATATAGCATTAAAGCCAGATGATATATCTTTAGACAAATGGATGGAGTTAACAGAGATAACAGATTATATATTTTATGACTATTCTAAAGCTAGTAAAGGAAGAAAGCTATCCTCATCAGGAGAGAAACAAAAGAAAACTATTATTGATGTATCTACAGAAGAAGGTAAGGATATATATGATGTAGTAAAAGAACTTAATAAAGTAAAAGAACCTGGGAATCTAGTAGAACATAAAGACCATTTAACAGAACTGTGGAAAATCTCATCTAAAGATTATGAACATATAAAAGAAAATAAAGGAAGAAAGTACGAAGAACTTAATGCAACAGAGAGGTCTATTGTTCAATCAGACAATCTATTTAAAGATGTAGAAGATGAAACAGAAAAACATATTGATAAAGAATTAAAAGCTATGAAAGAAGATAAGAAATACTATACTCCAGAAATTTCAGAGTTCCATATTGGATTTGAATATGAATGGAGTACTGAGATGATATCTTCAACATTAAGAACTAAACCACCTACAGAATGGATTAAGAAAGTATTTATTAATGAAGAAGGATTTGACCTTACCTTTATGAAAGAACTACATATTAAACATAAACTCATTCGTGTACCATACTTATCTATATCTGATATAAAAGAACTAGGATGGATACAGACACCTGCAAGAGAACATATCTTTGATAAAGGAGATAATCAATTACATTTTGATACATTAGTAACTAATCTAAAAGAAGACTTAGGAATTGGTATTACAATATATAGTATAGGAGATAGTGTAATATTTCAAGGCTATATAAAAAATAAATCAACTCTTATTCAGATACTTGAAATGATAAATGTAAAATAGATTTGGAAATATATAACAAGATGTATTATATTTGCATTATAATAAAAGATATTAGATATGATAATAAACAACGTAAAAGCTAAAATAGTAAAGCAAGTAGACTACAGAGATGGTGAGACTAAGGATGGTTTTAAATGGTGGAAGAGAGATGTTTTAATAGAACCATATGGATCAAGTGCAGCAAAACTAGTAGTAACATTCTTTAAAGAGTGGGCTGATGAGTTTACAAATAATTTTAAAGAAGGAGATGAGATAGAATTAGATATTCTAGTAGAGAGCAAGGAACATAGTGGTAGATGGTTTAATAATGTAACATGTAAAGACATTATATTTTCCACAGAAGCGAAAGAGATAAAAGAAGATGCTCCTATAGAGAATAATAATGCTACTGATGAGATAGAAGAGGAAAACGATTTACCATTTTGATATACAGTAAGATAGATAGATTTTAGTATATGTACATAAGTAGCATAACAGAAATAGATAATAATTATATGACAAGTACAACAATGTATCCTGTTATCATACATAAAGTAATTAAGTACTGTGTTGGGTGTAAAAGCTGGACATGGCAGGTTTGTATTGTCAATACTCATGATGCTACTTGTGAAGAGTGTGGTAATATAAATGACTATTTTTTAATTCCAGAAAAAGAAGAAAATAATTAGTGGTAATCTTTTAAATAATAATTATGGCAAAGAAAGTAGAGGATAAGACTATCCTCAATGAATTTCCTGTATTGAATACCGATTTACTATTAGAACATGTATCATTTGCATTTGGCAAAGAAGTACTTGTTACAATGATTGGAAGAATAAAGATTAATATTCTTTCTACACAGCCAGAACAATGGCCACAAGTAAAGGTATCGTATTACACGGAGTATGTTGAATTGGTAGAACTGATTCAATGGTTTAAAGAAAAGTTTAATTATAAAGTTCATCAAGTAGAAGAGGTAGCTAAACAGATGAATAAAAAAGGAGGAAAAGATGAGTAAATTTAAAGTAGAGAATCATGAACCAACAGGAAGATATATTCTAGTTGAACCAATTGAAATAAAAGATATCTATCAAATAAGAATAGATGAAGGTGAAGCAAGACCTATAATTCGTTTAGATAAGACTAGACTATTCTCAGACTATCTTCAACATCCAACAAGAGGAATTGTTAGAGCAGTATCTGAAAAAGTTGAAGAACTAGATGAAGTAAGAGTAGATGATATAATTACTTATAAGAGTTCTGGAGAACCTATGATGATTAATGGAGAACCTATGTTACTATTGAATGATGCATATATATTAACTATTGTCGAAGAGGACAAAAAAGAAACATTTGACATAAATCTTGATACAAGAGAGAAACAGTCTTCTGATATGAAATCAGCAATGAAAAAGAAGCAACCTAAAGGTTATTCAAATATAATTCGATCAAAGAAACCTAATATAATACAGTAATGTCTAATCGAGTAATTCCTATTAGGACCAATAGGGATAAGATTTTTTTAGAATTCCTTAAAGTAGGTAAATCATTTTTTGAAGCCTATATGACTTATCAGAATAACAAAGATAAGGAAAGGGATGATTGGATTCTAGTTACTCTTAATAAGAGAGAGCTAGAAGTCCTTTCTGCTTTATTGTATTTGACATTTAAGAAACCTGGAGATAATATTGTATCTACAGAGAATAAAGAATACATTAGAGAGAGAATCAATATTAATGTCCATTCCTTAAATAATAATATCAAGAGTTTAAGAGATAAGAATATTTTAATAGAAAATAGGGTGGCAGCTATTTTTATTATCAATCCAGTAGATGATGAATATAATGTAAACTTTAAATTTCAAATCAATGGGTAAAGCTAAATTAATATCAGTAGAGTGTAATATGAAAGCGTGGCAGCTAAAGAGGTTGGAGATATGCAATAAACCCTGTCCTTTAAACGATGGGGGCTATTGTATACATACAAGTTGTAAAAAGAATGTGTCCGTTAAAACAAAGGTATTACATCCTGCTAATAGATGTCCGAATAAATTTTGGCATAAGCATGAAGAGTAAACGTGTTCAGGATATAATAAAAGAAGTGGCTAGAGAACATAATCTTCCATTAGAAATGGTTCAGAGTATTATAAGAGCTCCATTTGGATTTACAAGGGAGAAGATGAAGGAAGGAGAGGTTAGGAAACTTACTACATTAAAATCAATACTAATAAAGAAGTTTGGAACCTTCAGAGTAAGTGAAAAAAGATATTTTAGTTATATCAGATATATAGATAGGAAGAGAGCAGAGAAAAGAAGAAATAAAAAATAAAAAAGATAATAATGGCAAATAATTTATTCTACCTAGACAAAGACAATAATGTTAATTTCTCGGCTCATACCTTAAAGATAAAAGAGTTTAAGCAGATATGGGATAGAGATGCCTCTAAGAAGAAACAATTAGCTGTAGAGGAGCTATGCTATGTATATGCTATGGCTGATTATCAATCCGAATATGAACAGTACGGAGTAGGTAAAGAAGAACAAATAATAGCAGACTTCATTACTCATTCTAATTGGAAGCCAGATATGGTTATTGAAAGAGCTATAAAGAAATATAAAGAACTACAAAATACGTCTACATTAAAACATTTATTACATGCAAGAAAAGCATTAGAAAGTCTTAATCTTTATTATTCGGATAATATGTATAAGTTAGATATGTCAGATGAAGATAAAAAGAAGTATGACTCGTCTAAGGTATCTAAAGCTGTTGCACAAACAGAGACATTAGTAGAAACGAATATACGATTAGAGAAGAAAGTTCAAGGAGAAGAAGTTGATGAATCGAAAATACTAGGAGGTGGTAAGATTGGATCTTATGAGAATGAAGAAAGTGCACATGAACATTTATAAGTAATGGCATTAAAGAAAAAAAGAGAACGACATCCGGATGTAATAGCTTTATTAAAGAAGAAACAAGATTGGATTAAAAAACCTGATGGTAAACTCTTTTCTAATTCTAAAGCATTTACTCCTGCAGCACAACATTTCAGAGAATATGGTAATTATACTAATCATCCAGTATCTAAAAATTCTAAAAGTGGTTTTCATAAATATTGGGTAGAAGAAGCTAGAAGATGTGTTCATGGTTTTAGTACCGGATATGATTGGATAACTGGCTATAATTATTTCTATTTAAATTATAGTCCTATTATTATAGCAGAAGAATTAGAAGATGATGATGGTAGTAGTACTATTATTGAAGATGATATATTTGCTATACAGTCTGAACGAATAGAAGACTTCCCTGACTTTTGGGATTATGACTATGAATATTTTCACTATATAGAAGAAGCAGAAAAACTAGGAAAGAATGGTACAGTACTTAAAGCTCGTACTAAAGGATTTTCCCATAAAGGAGGATCCATGTGTAATAGAAATTATTTCCTTATACCTAGAAGTAAATCTTATGTTTTTGCAGACAAGAAACAATATTTAGAAGAAGATGGTATCTTAACAAAGTGTTGGGATACTATGTCATTTATAGACCAAAATACAGCGTGGAGTAAAAGAAGACAATCAGTAGATAGAATGTATCATAAACGTTCTTCATTTAATAAAAGTCTTAGAGGCATAAGTAGTGAATATGGTTATAAGTCAGAAATTATTGGAGTACCATTCAAAGGTGATTATAATAAGGCTAGAGGTAAACGTGGTAAATTAATATTATATGAAGAGGCAGGAGATTTTACAAATCTACTACAAGCATGGAATGTATCTCAGAACCTTGTTAAGTCAGGTAGAAGGTCGTTTGGCATGCAAATTGCGTTTGGGACTGGGGGCACAATCGGAAATGACTTCCTTGGCTTAGAGAGTTTATTTTATAGTCCAGATGGATATAATGTTCATTCAGTAACAAACAAGTGGGATAATGTAGTACAGAAAGATAAATCTGGATTCTTTGTTCCTATGTATAAGAGCTTAGAGGGCTTTATAGATGAGAATGGAAATAGTAAGGAAGAGGAAGCTAAAGCATATCTTAATAAGATAAGAGACCAAAAGAAAGCAAGTGTAAGGAATAAAGAAGATTTTCTAAGGCATATGGCAGAAGAACCATTTACTCCACAAGAGGCAGTTATTAGAATTGGTGGCACACTATTTCCTATAGAAGATTTAAAAGCTCATCTTGAGATATTAATCATGGATAGTAAGACTATGGATTCTGCTAAGTATGGTTATTTTATATTAGGAGATGATGAACAAACTTATGAGTTTAGACCCGGAGGAACAAAAGAACCTATTTTAGATTTTCCTATAGAGAAAAAAGAATTGGTAGATATATCAGGTGCTATAGTAATATGGGAAGCTCCAGTAAGAAGTGAAGATGGTAGTGTAGTCTTTGGAAGATATCTGGCCGGTAATGACCCTTACGCACATGATGAAGCATCTACAGTATCTTTAGGAAGTACATTTGTAATGGATAAGGTTACTAAGCGTATAGTAGCAGAATATACAGGCAGACCATCTTCATTAAATATATATCATGAGAATGTAAGAAGATTAATGTTGTTTTATAATGCATCATTAAACTTTGAGAATAATTTACCAGGACTAAAATCTTATTTTATAAATAAACATAGTGATTATTTGCTATGCGATACTCCAGAAAGTATAAAAGATAAAGTAGCAGATAGAATTGTTCTTAATAGAGGCAAAGGTTCTCCTGCAACAGAACCAATTAATAAGTTTGCAAGAGAATTAATATTAGCATGGTTATTAGAATCAGTAGATAAGAATAGTGATAGAAGAAGATTACAAGATATTAAATCAATACCATTGCTTAAAGAATTAATCTATTGGAATAAAGATGGTAACTTTGATAGAGTATCAGCATTGGGGATGCTTATGATATTAGATGAAGATAGAAGATTACAAGACCCGGAAAATGAATCAACAGCATCAGATATGGAAGATGAAGTAACATTAAGAAGAATATTTGATAAACAATAGTCCTACACAAATAATACATATTTATAGTGGCAAAAAATAATAAATCAGTATAAATTTAATGGTAAAAATATCAATAGCATTTAACTTTGAAGAAAAAACTATAGTATTATGTCAATAAATTCGTTTACACAATTTCCCAATCAGAAACTTCCACGTTCTAAGAAAAACAAAAAATGGGTAGAGCAATGTATGGATTCTTTAGAAGGTATGCTTACTGATGAAGGTAGTGTAATAAGAACTACATTAGCTAATAAAGAAAACAATTACAATCTATATTCAGGAGTATTTGATCCAGCAGAAATGGAAAAAGTATTTAATCCTATGGGGTTAAAGTCATTTGTAATGCCAGCAAAGTTACAAAACTATCCTATTGAAGTTCCAAAGTTTAATCTTCTTATAGGAGAAGAATTAGGTAGGGAATTTAATTGGAGAGTAAGAGTAATAAATGAAGATGCTATTAGTGATAAAGAAAGATTGATGAAGCAGAGTATTACTAAGATATTAACTGAGAGCATGAATAATCCTAATCTTTCAGAAGCAGAATTACAAGCTAAGATAGAAAAGAAAAAGAAGTACTTTGCATATGAGTACCATGATATGAGAGAGCAGATGTCTACTAGAATACTTAAGTATCTATGGCATGAGAATGATTTAAAGAGACAGTTTAATGAAGGGTTTAAAGATGCTTTACTTGTAGCTGAAGAAATGTATGATATTAATATTATAGCAGGACAACCGGTAGTAAGAAGAATAAATCCTAAAAATATTATAGCATTACGTTCAGGAGAGAGTCATTTTATAGAAGACTCTTCTATTATCATTAAAGCTTCATACAGACCATTAGCACATGTAATAGATGATTATCATGACGAACTAACAAGTAAGCAGATTAGTGACCTAGAAGAGGGCTTAACCAATGGTAGTAGTAAATATGCTATTCCTTCAGCAAAAGCTTATGTTGGACCAGTTCCTACTGCTGAATTTAATGGTTCAGAAAGTGGTATTATATTATTAGATGATAATAGTAATTTAATAAATTCTTTTGGTGGATATATAAATAGAGATGGAGAGATAAGAGAAGTATATGCAAGATGGGTTAGTTGGAGAAAAATAGGATTTCTTACTTCTTTAGATCCAGAAACAGGTAAGGAGGTAGAAACAATAGTTGATGAAAGACATCAAGTAGATAAAGATGCAGGAGAGAAAGTAAAATGGAAATGGATAAAAGAATGGTGGGAGAGTATTAAGATAGGACATAATATATATTTAAGAGGAAAGCCAAGAGAAGTTCAATATCGTAAGTTAGGTAATCCTAGTATTTGTTCTCCAGGTATTGTAGGAACATATTATGCAACAAATGATAATGTTGCAGTAAGTCTTATGGATAGGGTAAAACAGTTTAAATACCAATACAATCTATATAAGGGATTAATGCAACATGCTATATCTAGATATAAAGGTCCTATTATGGAAATCAATATATCTAAGAAACCTAAGATGTTTACTATGGATGAATGGTTATACTATACTGAGATGATGAATTATCATATAGTAGACCCTTTTAATATAGGAACCAAAGGAGCAGCTACGGGTAAATTAGCAGGTAACTTTAATACTGATGGAAGAATGATGAATCCAGATATGGGTAATTATATACAACATATGGATGCTCTATGTAAAAGTATAGATGAAGAGATAGATAGTGTAACAGGAGTATCAAGACAAAGAGAAGGACAGATAGAGAATAGAGAAACTACTAGAGGTGTTGAGAGAAGTGTTAAACAATCTTCTACTATTACAGAAGAATGGTTTGGAGTTCATGACCATACTAAGAAAAGAGTAATGGAACATCTGTTAGAGACAGCTAAATATGCATGGGGTAAAGACCCTAAGTTGTTATCTTATATAGATGATGATTTGGCTGAAGTAATTTTAAGAACTGACCCTGACTTATTAGCAGATTCAGATATGGGTATATTTATTACTGATGGTAAGAAAGAAGAGAAACTTATACAAGCTATTGAAATGAATGCACAACAATTAGCTGCACAAGATAAGATGAAGCTCTCTACACTAATAGATGTATATGGTAGTGACAGTATCTCTCATATGAGAAAGATGGTTGAGATAGCAGAAGAAGAAGCGACAGAGAGAATTGCTAAACAACAACAAGAGCAATTACAATCTGTAGAAAAAATTAATGCTGAGAATAATCAGAAAGAAATTGGACTTAAGCAAATGGATATAGATTTAGAAATATATAAAACAGATGTAAATGCTACTATTACAGATAAAGAGACAGAAGGAAAATTGCAAATAGAAGATGATAAACAAGCTCATGAAACAACAGAGAATGCTTTAGATAGAGGATTAGAAGAGAAAAAGTTTAATCTTGATAGTTCTACTAAAACTAATATAGCAAATGATAATAATAAAACAAAAAAGGAGGTAGAAGACAAAAAAGAAGTTAAAAAAACAAATAACAAATAATACATATTTATAGTGGCAAATATTATAATAAATTTTGTTATAAATATGTATGTAGTAATTTTACTTTTAATAATTAAAAAACAATAATTATGAATGACGGCAGCAATAACGACTTATTTGAGATAGGTGATGGTATCGTTTTAGATACTGGAACTCCTACACAAACAGTTCAAACAAAGGAGAATGGTCAAAGCTTAGAAAAAGAATTGGCTGATATTAAGACTACAAAAGAAATAGCAAAAACAGATGATGGTATTAAGATGTTAAATGATGGAACATTTCTTGTACCTGAAAAAAATGATATAGTAGAAAAACCAGTGGCACCCAAAGAGGGTAAAGAAAAAGAAGATTTAAAAAAGGAAGGAGATACTTCGACAAAAGAGATTGATTCTCCTTTAGATCCATTAGCTGCCACTCTAGTGAATGAAGCTATCCTTCCTTCTTTTAAAAAAGATGAATACCTTAAATTAAAAACTCATGAAGAAAGAGCTAAATTCATGAAAGATGGATTTACTGAATATATTCAAGAAGGTATTAAATTGGGTGTTGAAGAAGATAGAAATCAACTTAATGATAGGCAGAAAGATTTTGTAGATAAGTTTAAGAATGGTTTTACAGTAGATGAGATTACTAATATAGAGATGTCTAAGGTAAAGTATTCTACTATGACTAATGAAACCTTAGAGGCGGATGAGAAGATGCAAGAGAGAGTAGGATATGACTATTATAGGGCAACTACACAATGGAGTGATGTTGATATACAGAAAAAATTAGCTACAGAGAAAGAGATGGGAGAATTATCTAAAGAGTCTCCTGCAAGAAGAGATAAGCTAATTGAGTTTACTAATAACTATGAAGCTAATATTGCAAAACAACATGAACAAAATCAAATTGCAAAAAAAGCACATATGGATAAGATGGTATCAAGTACAGAAGAATACATTAAAGGTCTTAAAGAGATTGTTCCAGGTATGCCATTAGATGATAATACAAAGAAATCATTATTCCAACAAATGACTACAATTACTAAAGAAGATAATGGACAACAGTTTAATAAAGTATTTGAAGCTAGAGCAGAAAATCCTCAAGAGTTCGATGCTAAATTAAATTACTATTTCTCACTAGGACTATTTAATGATATTCCAGACTTAAGTAAAATAATTAAAGTAGCAGAAACAAAAGCAGTTAAAACTTTAGCAGAACAATTAAAAGAACAAGATTTAGCATCACAAGGTAAAGGTTCTAATTCAGTAGCTAAAAGTGGAGATAAAGAAACCGATGATATTGTAAAAGCAGCTTTTCAAAAATTCGGTTAATAGAGAGTATATAATAATAAGAATTATATAATATATGTTTAATTTAAATTATAAATAAAATGCAACGAATTTCAGAATTACAACAGTACGAACCAACAGATTGGTCAAACTTAACCTCTAAGAATCACTTAGGAGCAATTTATATGACAGAACCACAAATGTTCACAAAGATGGTTACTAGATTATATGCAGCAAATTATGGTATTAATTTTGGCACTATCTTAGATGAGTATCCTACAGAATATCTTAAGTCAGATGATGACTTTTTATGGTATCTTCAAGCAAGTTCAGATAAGAATGTAGCTTTAGTAGAAGCTCGTATTTCAGGAACTGCTGTAACAGCAGGTAATGAAACAGGAAAAGAATATCAATTCTTTGAATTAGTTTTTGCTGAGAATCATTTTTCAGATACTAACTTGATTGTTGGTGAGAAAAATAGTATCTATCCTATCCTTATTGTAGCAGACCCAGAAATGGATGGTGAAAATTGGGTTTACACATGTAGATTACTAACAGGAGACAATGAATTATTTATTCCTTTTGATGAACTTGCTGCTGGCAAACGTTTCTCAAAAGAATGGAGTCCTGTAGAAAAGACGTTAAGTAAAAAAGGTGGAACACCTAATTATACTTCTCCATTTAGAATGAAGAATATTTTCTCTCAAATTAGAATGGAAGATACTATTCCTGGAGACATGATAGAACGTCCTGTAGCATTTTCATGGTCTACTGTAGACAAGAGTGGAAACAAGCAGATTCATACAACATGGATGGAATATCGTGATTGGGAATTAGAAGTTCAATTTCAAGATATGAAAGACAAACTTTTAAACTTCGCTACACTTAATGAAGCTAATGATGGTACTTTCAAACAAGAAGGTAAATCAGGGTTTATGATTGAGCAGGGTGCTGGACTAGAGCAACAAGTTCAAAGTTCTAATATGTATTATTATTCTACATTTGATGTATCTAAATTTACAGAACAAGTAATGGATGTATCTGATAATGCTAGAACAGATGATACAAGAGAAGTTATTGTAAGAACAGGTCGTTGGGGAGCTATCCAGTTCCATAATGATATGGAAAGGTTTGCATCTCTATGGACTCCAGTACAGAATAGTACTAGAATATATTTCAAGAATGATACTGATATGGGTTATAAAGGTAGATTCAGAGAATATACTGGACCAGATGGAACTAAATTATCAGTTATCGTTGACCCAATGTATGATGACCCAATCAGAAATAAAATACGTCATGCATCAGGTAATGGAGTAGCTAAGTCTTATACTTATAGTATTTATAACTTAGGTACATCAGATGGTGAAGCAAACATATATAAAGTATCAACTAAGAAAGGTGAAGATATTTTTGGATATCAGCCAGGTCTTAGAGATCCTTGGACTTTAGGTGACAAGAAAAGAATCATGTCATTTGCAGATGATGGATATAAAGTTCATAGATCATCTATCTTAGGTCTTGTAGTTAAAGATCCAACTAGATGTGTAACTTGGGAAAATAATCAATTGGCAGCATAAATAATATTAATACTTTAAAGGAGACTAAGTAATGGAAGTAAAGACAAAAAAATCAAAGTTGAAAACAACTTTATTAGAAAACAAAAGGGTACTTATTAAGCCAGTCAGAAGAAAAGGTAGTTGGTTAGCAAATATAAGCCCAAATCATATTGGAGATTTTCAATATGACAATACGTTTACCACAATGGAAGTGCCATTAAATGAAACTACGAATAAACTTGTTGACCCATTGCTTGGGTACAACAAAGAATGTAAGGAAGAGTTTTGTGATTTATTAGCATTAAAAATGGAAGATATTAATATTCATAAATCAAAGAATTTTTGGACAACTCAAAGAGCTAGACTAAATAAATTAGTATTGCCTTTAGATTTGAATAATATTGATAATCTAGTAACATTTTTAGTAATTCAATCTAATAAAGATAAGATAGCTCCTACTTGGGCTGAAAGGAAAGCAAGAGGAACTTATCGTTGGGCTATACAATATCCAGAAGAAATGGCACAAGAAACAAAGAAACGTATTGATTATACAAGAGAATGCTGGAAATTTTATGGTAAGATTGAAGGTAATCGTCAAGCTATGTATGACTTCTTATACATCTATTATATGGATAAGAAAAGTAAATTTTCATACAGTGATGATTCTAAATTAGATTTTTTAGAAAGAGAATTTGAGAAACTAGTAGAACAAGATGCAGAAGGTATCACTCTTATATTAGATGATGATATGTATGAAACAAAAGTTATTATCTACAAAGCAACGAAGTATGGTATTATGACAAAGAAAGGTCATAAGTATTTCCCTGCAGGAGCAGATACGGCTATTGGAGTATTATCTGATGTTATCAAGTATTTAGATGACAAGCAAAATAGCGAAGATAGAATTAGTATAATACAAAAAATTAGTGCTAAAGAAGATAAGTAATGACAGGAACTGAATTCAAGAACGAGTTTGAATTACATTATGATAGAATGTCTAATCAGGGAGCACCCGGATTAGAACCTTATGAGATATCTGCTATATTGACAGATGCTCAAAATAGGATAATTAAATTTAACTATCAAGGTAAGACAAATCGTTTAAGAAAAGGTTTCGAGCAAACTGAAAAGAGAAGAAAGGACATTTCTGAATTAGTAGAGGCTAGTGTTAGTCCTACCAATTTAAGTCTTACTTCTATTTCTTCAGATCAATCAGGAGCTCATAGAAATTCTTTTTTTTATGATTTACCAGATAATTTTTGGTTAGCTATAGAAGAAAGTTTATTAACAAATGTTCTTAGGTGTGATATTGTACAATCTGTTCTTGATGCATCTTCTCGTACAGTTATTGGAGATACCTATGGTAATAGAATATATACAAGAATAAAAGTTCTTCCTAAGACACATGATGAATATATGTCAAATATTGATAATCCATTTGTAAAGCCAAAAGACCCTAATGATAAAGGTAGAAAAGCTACAGCATGGAGATTAGATTTTAGTAAGGCTCAAGGAGCAGGTTCTAAAAGACATGAAATAGTAACATCAGGAAGTTATGGTATATTACAATATTATGTAAGGTATATAGCAAAGCCTACACCAATCATTGTAGAGGACTTAACTGGTTATACTATAGATGGACTATCAGCACAAACAGATTGTGTCTTAGATGACTCGATACATAGAGAGATAGTACAATTAGCAGTATCAATAGCACTAGAGACAGTCAAAGATAATAGATGGCAGTCTCAGAAAATAGAATCAATGAATGTTGAATAATTTAAAATATATATTATGAGTTTTAAATCAAGAAAACTGACCAAGAACAATTGGAATGTTTTAACAAAAAATGACAATCGCTGTTGGGTTTTTATAGATGACTATAACAACTTACGAGACGATTTATTGGATATTGCTCCTAGTGATGGTACAGGTACATTTGATGTTATCAATGAAGATACAGCAGATACAGGTGTTACTGTTGAAGGAGTATTATTTAAAGATGGGTATTCTACCTATACATTAACAGCAGGTGCTACCAATACTATTGATGCAGCTACGACACCACATACTGGAGCAACAGTTCTAGATATCAATGTTGAAGTTGCTACAACATCATCAGTTAATGCAGTAGACGTGGCTATAAGTCATGATACAGGTATGACAGGTGGTACAGAAATAGTAAAAGGATTTAATGTTGTTCTTACAGGATTAGCAGGTAATGCTAATGGTGCAGCAGTACATGGTTATTATGTAGATGCAGCAGCAGTTACTGGAGAGAGAGCAGATTATTCTGGTTATACAGTAGATATTTCAAGTGTAAGAGATACCTCTGATACAGATGCAGGTCTTACAGTAGGTTTTACAGGTACTTTAAATGATAGTGGTGCTACATGGTACGGAACAAGAGTTGCTGGTAGTACAGGAACATTTACTGATGGTGATTGGTACGGACATCATATTGGTCACAATACCGCATCTAGTGCTAATATTTATGGAGTAAGTATAGACTTTGATGGAGTAGGAATTAATAATGATGCTAAAGTTGGATTTGTTATTTCTAAAGGATTAGTTAATTCTACAGCAGTTGGTGCATTAGCAAATAATAGTAGATTGTTAGAATTATTTTCTACTAATGCTACAAGTGCAACAGCAAGTGGCGCTACTTCAGTTACTGGTTATATGGCTACACTACAACAAGTAAATAGTACAGCAGTAGCAACTGCAGATATTTATAGTGGAACTGTATTTGGAACATCTTATTCAGCTACTACTACAGGAGCAGGTACTGCAACAAGTAATGCAACAGCATTGGAAGTTGATTACAATCTTAACGCAACATTTGCAGGATTATCTGCAACAGCTTTTGATGTAGCAACTATTGATTATGATACAGTAGGAGCAGTAGATTTTGCTGCTGGTGCATATAATTTACTATCTATTTATGGTAATGATGCAGGAACACCTACACATACAGCAGGATCAATACTAAGCGGAATTAATCTTGATTTATCAGGAATAGATTATACAGATGCAGACCTTACAGTCTATGGTTTAAATTTATCTATGCCATCTGCTCTTGCAGCTTCTACAGTAGCACATTTACATGCAGATACATCTATCGTTACAGATATGCCTGTACCAGCAGTAGGTGCAGATATTGATAATCCGGGTACTGCAATTAATGCATGGATTCCTTACGGAAAGAAAGGAACATCAGGATTAACAGTAACAGAATTTTATATTGACTTAGCAGGTCTTTCATCTGTTGCTACAGATGGTGATGTAATAGGAGATACAGGACAAACTACAAGTGCTACTTTAGGACAATATACTGTAGCAATTCAAGGTGCTACTATTGTAGCTATTGAAATGGTATGCTTAGAAGCTCCTACTGCAGGAGATGCTGATATAGATTTATATTCTAATGCTTCAGGAACATTAAGTATTGATGATGCAGCAGGTGGTGGTACACAGTTAATTGCTGCCGGAGAAAGTTGGACTAATGGAATGGTTAAAGGAGCAACAGATGTTCCTACAGCAACTCATTATTTCTATTTAACTTCTGGTGCAGGAGCAGCAGGAGATTATTCACAAGGTAAATTCTTAATTAGATTTTACGGAATATAATATAAAAGGCATAGTTAGGAGAGGGAGCCTTCAATCTCTCTCCATTAATAATTTTAATAAACACTTTAAATTAGGAGAATCATGAAAGTTAAATTAAACTTTACGGACAGAATTCATATCATTGGATTTCTTCCACAAACAGGCAGCGAATGGTTAGTAGCAAATTTAGTAGAAGATTTTAAAAAAGAGTTATCATTTACAGTAAAAGAAATTGAAGATTGTAATATCAGACAGGAAGGTCAAGCCTTTCTTTGGGATAAACAAAAAGCCAAAGATATTGAAGTAGATATCAATTCTGTTATTATTGGACAATTGGAAGAAGGTATAATTAAATTAAATGAAGCCAAAGGAATTACAGGCACTCATATACCTTTAATTAAAAAACTTGTAAATGTTGATGAATTTTTTACTAAAGAAGAAAAGAAAAATAAGTAAAATTTTGTTTAATATTTTAAAATAAAAAATCATGGGAAACACACAAACAGCAGTAAGGTATACGTTAATAGGCGGAGCCGTAGCATTAGACACAGCTGGAACAATTAAAAACTATACAGATATAGCAGATGGTGCATTAGGTATAGTTGACAGAGCAAATGCATTACAGGATTCTGTAACTGTTACTACAACACCATTAAGATTTGTAGT